TGCGGCTCCTGTCGTCATAGTGGGGGATGTGGGGGGAAGCTGCCGGCGCAGTTCCGCCGAGCCATGCCACCTCTTGATTGCGTCTGGACGCCAGACCCGGCAGCACTTCGCCGCCGGCCTTGTTGTATTGGACAAACCGGCGTGAGGCTTCGTCCCAATTGCCCGAACGAACCGCTTGGCCGAGCCCTGAATTGATCCAGCCTGGGCCTGCGTTGAATGTCAGGCTGGTCAGAGCCGCTTCCTGTCCCGGCTGCATTGGAACGCCGAGCCCGCGTACGTAGCCCTTGGCTGAATCGATCTCCGACCGGAACCGGCGATCGGCTTCCGCCTGATCGATGGTCTCGCCGGGGAACCGCGCCTTGGTCCCGTAACCGACCGAATGCTGTTTGTAGTCCCACGACGCTTTCGGCGTGAAACCCTCGAATTTCTTGATCGCGTCGAGGAACGGCGGATCGAGCGGCATCTGTTAACCCATCGTCGTGGTTGTCGTCTTCCACTTGTTCGGGTCGTATCCGCCGCCGAAGTAGTTCAAGCCCTTATTGAACAGCGTGCCGCCGACGCTTGCCCCGCCGCCGAGTGGAGCTGTGAGGATAGAGCCGCCGATGCCAGCAAGGCCACCGATCATGGCGTTACGCTGTTGCATCTGCTGCTTGTACTGCTCATTCTGCTGATTAAACGCCGACGTATTCAGCCCGGCATAGTCCACCGGCCCGCCCGTGTTGATCTGCGCATAATCCGACACACCCGGCGCCGTTGCTGCGTCCACCATGCCCGACCGGCCGAGGGAGCCAATCTGCTGGTAGCCTTGCATCTGTGTCTGGCCAGCCTGGGCACCAAGGCCATACAGGCCCGAGGCTTCCGCAAAGTCGTTCTGCCGGCCCTGTAGGTTCTGATTGAACAGTTGCCCTTGCAGCTTGGTCGTCAAGTCGTTGCGCGATTCGTTCTGCTGTAGGGCGAGGTCGCCCATCTGCGACTTGTAGGCTTCGCTTGTCGGGTCCAGACCCTGGTTCCGAAGACGGTTCTCTGCCGCCGCGGTAGCGCGCTGCATGCGCGGTTCCATGTTCGCGCTTGCCGTCGAGTAGGCTTGATCAAAGGCGCCTTGGCTCGAAAGGTTGCCGGGAGTGTTGAAGGCACCTAGCCGCTGCTGGCCGGCGTCCATGAGTTGGTCGGCCGCCCCGCCGAACCGATCAGCCGAGCCACCAAGCCCGGCGAGGCCCTGGCCATACCCACCGAACGCCGTTGAGCGCTGCTTGTCGCGATAGGCTAGTTCATCTGGATTGAGCGAAGTCTGCTGATTGAAGATCGGGTTGCCTTGCGCATCCGTTCCCGACTGCGAATAGCTGACGCTCCCGAATGGCCCGGTTTGATTGATCCGGTTGAAGCCTGCCTGCTGGAAGGCCGAGCGCGTGTTCTCGCCCTGCTGCTGCTGGCCAACAGCGTTGGGGTCCATCGGCGTTGGTGCTTTAGGCGACTTGAACAGAGATCCCATCGGCCCTTATCCATCTGCAGTGTTGCGGGGTCATGTAGAAACGCAACGCATCGCGGCCGGGGCCGTAGTAGTCCTTGCCGACACCCTCGAACTTGAACCCGAATTTGGGCGCGGCTTTCTTGATCGCCTTGTTGCGCTTGTCGGTGCAGATCTCGAGCCGGTGGACCAGATCGAACACCCACGAGAAATAAGCCTTCCACACGTCGTTGCTGGTCCGCCCGAACAGGTGCAGTTCCGCCGTAGCGTCGTTGCGCCATGTGGTCACGAACGCCCCTCGAAGCACGCCGTCGCCGTCGATCACGCCGACGAGCACCGAGGGAGACTGCAGGACCGTGAACCCGTAGCGCTTGGCAATCCAGGCGTTGACCACGTCGTCGTGGCCCATAACGAGGTTCACAACGATCCTCCGACCTCGGCCATCACGAGAAACCCGTTGATTTTGAGGATTTCTTCAGTGGCGCCTGTTCCGCCCCAAACGTCACCGCCCCACACCGCTACGCCCCATTCTCCACCTGCAGCAGCAGCGTCGACACCGATGCGGCCGGTGAACTTGATCGAGCCGAACGAGCCGATGGCTCCAACGTCCACCCAATCGCTGACGTTGTTCACGTCGTTCGCGAACGTGGACGAATCAAACACGGCCGACCCGAACACGGAAATCGACCCACCCGAAGCCACGTCGGAAGCCGACAGCGTGTCGGTCTCTTGGAAATCCGTCGATATGCCGATACCGGGCCGATAGATGCCGCTTGCCGTGATAAGCGGGCGGATCATCTTCCACTGCTTGATTTTCGGCGTACCGAGCGCGCTGTATGCGGCCTGCCCCACGGCCACGATGGGCACGGTATAGTCGACGGCTCCCGTGTCGGCCTTGTAGACCGCACCATTCATGCCGCCGAAGTAGACTTCCTCATCATAGACCAGCCAGCAATTGGCGTTGTGCCCGTCGTATTCGCACCATGCGCCGGTGATGGTGTTCATGACGTACTGTATGGAGGTCGAATTCTCTGTTGTTGGGACGTTGACAATCAGCCGCGTCCCCTTGGGATAGACGCAGCCCTCCCATCCCCACTTGTTCCCATGCGCACGATGGGCATCGTTGAAGGCTTGGGCGATGTTTTCGGTAAGTGAGACCCGGTTGGCCTGGCTTTGGTCGACGGCCAATAGCTGCGACAGGGGATAGACGCCCTGCAGGGTAATCAGTCCGAGATCAGCGCCCCACCGGAAGAAACAGCGCCGGCCGATAGGTGGCGGGACATCGAACACACCCACGAGTGACCATGTGGTGGAGCTCGCCGGGTCCGTACCCTGGTACAGTGCAACCTGTCCCTCGGATGAAATGAACACGGCATAGTCATCCGAGCCCGCGCCACCATCACGGGTCCAAGTCGCCATGGCCATCAGGTAGCCGCCGCGGGAGAACAGCGACCCGAGCGCAAATGAGGTCGCAGCCCCGGCTATGGCATCGGTCCCGAGATAATAGGCCGTGGTGCTATCCGCAGGCACCATCCAGATCCGGCGCTTGTGGGTGTTGACCTGAATTGCATCGGAAGCCGTAAAGCCGGTGATGCTAGGCGTTGCCCATGCCGTCCCGTTGTAGTGTCTGGGGTCGTCGATGCCGTTCACGATGAATAGATAATGCCCGCCGCTCGTGGTCTGGTTGACGTGCTGCCAGCGATCCTCGCCAAGCCCGGTTACGGCCGAGGTTGCCTGAGCATTGCTCGTCACGTCGTAAATTGCCCCGCCACCGGCCGCGAACATCTTGCTCGATGCCGGCCCGCGCCACGCCATGAGGGTTTCGACTGGGGTCGAGTTGGACACAATGTCCCAAGCGTGCCGGCGGAACCCACGGCGGATCTCGCCCCATCCGGGTTGCGGGAACCAATTTTTGAGCTGAACAGCCCTATCCGGTTTCATCGCAGCCAATGGGCTCGACGCATCCCAGCCGCCGACCGGGAACGGCATCGTGAGCTGCTTTGAAACGGGGGATTTGCCGCGGTTGGGGCGCAGCGCGTCGAGGATCAAAGGTTCCAGCTCCCATCAGGGATCGTTGCGCGCGGCGCCGGGTACTTGTCACTCGGCCCGGTCATGTTGAGGGTTGCCGATCCACCATCGCGGCCGATGCGGCGATTGACAGCCATTTCATACGATCGGAATGCCTCGGAGTAATCGAGACCACGCGAACGCAGATAGCGCCAAACGCCGCCAAGGATCAGCAGTTCTTCGGGCAGGTACGACAGGTCATCATCGTTCGCGAACGCGTCGAGCGTGGCCGTTGTCGACCCGACCAGCCCCACCCAATTCTTCGACACGTACTCATAGGCGTAGGAAGCGCCGGCGCCTGGCGTGGGAAGCATCAGAATGTCATCGCCGCGGTGCCGGAAGCTGTCATGGATGGCTTGAAGGTGGCTGGCCTTGAACGCCTGCCATTCCTGGGCAGACAACGGCCCGATGACCATCAGGTTTTCGTCACGGTTCCAGAACGTGCCATCCACGAACCTGTCGAAGTCATCAGGGATGACACCCGACTGCGTTTCGGTCGCCGTGGCCGTGAACGTCTTTTCCTTCGTGAGAACCTGCCAACCGTGGCGCGATGCCAGTTCACGCCCCTCCTGATTGAGCAAGCCGAACAGAATGCGCGCCTGCTGATCTGCCGAGCCTGCCATGAGGTTCTGGCGAGGCACGCCGACGCGATCGAATACGGCTTGGCTGATGGTCAGGAGGGACATGGTTAGGCCGTGGCCTCATCTGGCGCGTTGGGCGGGCGGCCGCGGCGGGGCTTGGCGGCTTCCGCTTGGTTCGCGAGCACGATCTGGCGCAGTTCCTCGAGCTGTTCGGTCAGTGCGCCGATCTGCCGGTCCTTTTCCTCCAGGGCAATGACCGTCTTGTTGCTGTCCTGGGCTTCGAGGAAGCGCTTGGCCGTCTGCTGGATCTCGCGCACGCCGGGGAGCTGGATGCGATTGATGACGCTATCGGTCGCGCCTGCAATGTCCTCGACAGAGCGTAGGCCAGCCGTGCGGAATACATCGGCCTGTTCAGCCGTGATGCCGGGCCATGCAGCAAGCGGCGTGCCATGCTCGGGGACGGCTTGGCCGGCCTTCCATGCGCTGTAGTGCTTTTCGATGAACTCCCACCGGCCGCGGGCCATGTTGGACGCCACGTCATCCGGGTCGGGAGCTTCACGAATGCGCTTCAGATCAGCGATGCGGGCAACGGTCGTGGTCTTCCCGGCCATGCCGATGGCGCAGTATTCCACCTTGTCGATGGGGACAAGGCCAGATGCCTTGCGCTGGTACTCGGTCCAGAACTTCACGATGCGGAAAGGGGCGGTTTGGGCAGACATTGGGTTTCCTTAAAAGGAAGGCGGCAGCGCGAACGCCACCGCCTCTTGCCTCAGATTACCAGGGACAATCGAGCATCACGATCTTCGCCGAAGCGTCGACCGCGTAAGCGACGATAGAATCGGTCACGAGCGCCGACACGTCGAGCGCGCCGTCAGTCGATCCAACTGCCGTCAGAGCGTTGCCGTCTGCGCCAGCCGTCAGAGCGAGAGCCAGAGTTGCCGGCCCCTTGATCTGAATCCAGCAATACTCGCCATCTGCCGGGGCAGAGAGCAGCATGCCGGCGCCGAGGCCAGCCGAGTCCGACAGATCCGACGTAACGACGGTGGTAGCACCAGCCGATGCACCAGATGGGGCGTAGTAATACGCCATCTGGTTGGCGACGGCCGCAACCGGGCCGGCACCCGTGTCGTACTGAACGAACTTGTAGACCTTGCCGTCCGGCCCCTCGAAGTGATCGCCGACGCCGGGGGCATTGCCCTCGTTCTTCAGCGCCGTTGCCGTCCAAGTGCCCGTGAGGAGGGCGCCTGCTGAGAGTGACATGATGATTTTTCCTTTCTGTCTGGATCAGGTTGCGACGTCGAACAGCACGCCTTGCAGCGAGCGGTTGGAACAGACGAGCTGGCCCATCCAATAGATCGGGATTACCACGGCATCTTGGTTGACCGGCGTTTTCTCGTCGTCTTCCGACCACCGAGCATCGGGGTGTTCCATGAGATAGAGGTACTTCGTGTTCAAGAAGTACATTTTCTCGGCGGTCGTGCCGAAGTTCGTGTTGTCGTCGAAGATTACCGAGGCCGACTTGTACTTGAGCGCCTCGAAGCCGGCCGACGCCATCTTTGAATCAGCGTAGCGCTGGAGATCCTGCAGGCCGCTCTCGTACAGCGAGTACATATCGTGAGAAGCAACGATCAGGTCAGGCTTGTCGTTGCCGCGGTTGGTAGCCAGCCACAGCGTATTCATGCCGGCGCGGAGGTTGGCGTAGGTCAACGCCGTGCCGGTGTATGCACCATCGACAGCCACGTCGCCGCCGGCCACTTCCTGGAACTTGTTCTTCCAAAAGGTGTACGTACCCGAGACGATGCCGCCGACCGTTCCCGTGCCGTCGTTGGTCACGAGATTGGCGAGGCCGGCGACCTGATTGGACAGGGCGCCATCCGAATAGAGATCGATGCTCATGTTGTTCGCAGCCGTGGCGAACGCCACATCCGTGCGAGCTTTGACCAAGTTGATCATCTTCTGTTCGGAATTGTTCATGCGCAGTTCGCGACCGGATGCCGTGACGTGAAGCGCGACTTGGCTCCAGTCGTACTTGGCAGACGACAGCACGTCCGAGGCGCCGATGTTCAGCGTATCGTAGCCCGAATAGCGCTGGTACGTGCTGTTCTCGGCGTAGCTGAGCGGGATGGCGATTTCGTAACCACCGCTCGCATCAGTCTTGATGTGGCCGCGCTCTTTGAGAACGGTCAAAAAGCCGTTGTTGTCGGTCACGTTGTCGACCACCTTGCGGTAATGTTTCCGCATGGTCGTCGTGACCATTTCCGTGAAGGTACTATTGGGGCTGGGCATTTCTCAGTCCTCAGTTTGCGTGGTTTCGGCGCCAGATCGAGGACAGATCGTCGTCGAGCGACATCTGTTTGCCGACAGGGGCGGAACCGTTGACGTTGATGGCCGCGCTGCGTCTCGCAGTGTTGGCCGCTGTCTTGGCCTCTTCGAACCGCTTCTTTTCCGCCTCGGCCCGCTGCGCTTCGATCAGCTTGGTTCGCGTGGTGGGGTTTGCCCACCTGGCGCGCTCGTAAGCCTCGTTCAGCATTTCCTTGGGTGAGAGGTTGGGGTTGGAGCGTCGGATTGCCGGTATGGCGTGTTCGATTTCGTCGGCGAGGTCGCCAAAGTCTGGCTTGTCGGCGGCGAACGCTGAGACTGTGTGCTCGTAGGATGACTGGCGGATCGCTTGTTCGTGGGATTCTCTCCCGACGACGCGCTGATGCGTGTCCCCTAGTTGCCGTTTGAGATTGTCGATTTCCTGCCATGCTGCGTTAAGCTGGGAGGTCATCTGCTGCTGGTGGGGATCTGCGCCGATGCTGAACGGGTCAGCGATCGCGTTGAGGTCCACCTGATAATTCTGGGCAAGAGCCTTGATCGCGCCGACCGGATCTCGAGCGAGCCACTGATCGGCGGCAAAGAGCTTCTGAACGTAGCCGGCCGGGTTGTCGCCGGCGGCCCTGATGCGGTCGACGTGAGGCTGGATCACCTCACCGATGGGCTGCATATTCTTGGCGTACTGGCCGAGCTGCGAGATAGCCGTGTGTGCCTCGGTTTCGCGCTGCGCCACGTACTGCTGAACGGTCGGCGGCAGCTTGGCCCACTCGGCCGCGGCTTCTTTCTTCCAGCTTGCCGGCGGCGGAACTACGGGAACCGCTTCGACCTTGGGTGCTTCGACCGGCTTGGCCTCGGCTTCCGGCTGCGCCTCGCCAGCCTTCGCATCGGGCGGCTTGCCATCCTTGGCCGCGAACTTCCCGTCCTCCTCACGCGCCTTGTTGGCATTGCGGAAGGTTGCTCGCAGATCGTCGTCGAGCGCCCTTTCCGCCGCTTCTGCCTTGTCGGCTGGGCTTTCAGCCGGTGCGGCTGGTGCTGGTGCAGGCTCGGAAGGTGCCGGCGCTGGCGCGTCTTGTTCTGGCGCTGCGTTGAGGTCTTCGAGGCTCATGGGCTGGTCCTGGTCACTTCATCATGAGTTGCTGGGCAATGCGCGCGTTCGCTTCGCCACCCGGTTGCGGCTGGCCTTGCATCGGCGGCTGTCCTTGGCCTTGTCCTGGGGGCGGCATCAGTCCGAGCGCGATCATGCCGGCCATCATGATTTCCTGTTCGGACGGCATCTGCTGGCCCTGCTGGGGCTGCTGCGGCTGTCCACCCTGGGGCGGCATCATTTGAGGTTCCATCGTTAGCGCTCCATCAAGGGAAGGTTGTGTTTGCGGGCATACGCTTCATTCTTGAACCCGCGCGGACGTTTCGGCGGGCCCACCTCGACGCAATCGTTGCGCTTGAGGTCTTCCCGGCGATGCGAACGCGACGTGATCAGCCGGCCATCGATCGGGCTGCGGTATTCCGGGGTATCTGAAATCACCATGGGAGCGCAGATCGCGTTGGGGTCGCGGACTTCCATCGGCTCGCCGGTCTTGCGGTCGCGGAACGTGTAGGTTTTCGAGTCCCAGACGTATCGACTCATTGGCGTGCGGCTCCGTTTGGCTGCATAGCGGCTTTCTGCTGTGCGACCTGGGCACCTAGCACGGCTTTCTGGGCGTCGATTTCCGCCCCGCGCTGCTTGGCTTCCATGTCGATTTGGGCAGACTGCTGTTTCACCTGCAGGTCGAAGGTCTTCATCTGCATGTCCATCTGATGAGCCTCACGCTTGAAGCCAAGCTCCTCCTGGGCCATCTCGCGTTTCATGCCCATTTCCTGCTGCCGCAACTCGCCCTCGATTTTTGCCTTCTCGGCTTCCGGGTTCGGCTGGCTCTGTTGCTGCTGCATGAACTGCTTGACTTGCTCCGTCATGCCGTCGAGCGCGTCCTCTGCCTGCTTGCCCAAGTCGAACTGGCGCGCGAACGAGGCATAGACCTCCGTGAACATCGGCAGCAGCGGCGGCGCGGTCTGGATCACGCCACCGATGGCCTGAGCGAACTGCGCCGTGCCCTGGATGAACTGCGACATCTGCTCCATCTTGCGGCCTACGTCGCCACGGATGGTCGAATCCGTCTCGATGTCGATGCGATAGGCGCGCAAGGCGTCCGAGCGTATCAGTTGCTCGATCTGCGGCGTGACCTGCAGCCCGGTCATGATCTGCAGGTTTTCGGTGCTGAAGTGCTTGCAGATGATAGCCGCTTTCATGCGGAACAGATCGCGCGCGACCCGCTGCACTTCCTTCTGGAAATGCTGGATCCGCAACCCGGCATATTGCGCTTTGATCTGCTGCGCCGTGGCTGTCTCGCTTGCCGCCGTGGACCCGCGCACGATGTCCGACAGGCCCGTGACCTCGTAAATCGTCTGTACAATGCTGTCGCGATGATCCTTCAGCCGTTCGATCACGCCCGCGATGGTCTCGATCGGCCAGTTCCACACCTGCTTATCGAGCCCACCAGCGCCGGCCGCAAACTTCGTCGCATCGTCGACAGGCTCATAGATGCCGTCATCAGCGCTCTGCAGCTTGCCGAAATCCGCCTTCATCTCGCTGTTGTAGAGCCCCTTGACGCGGAGCTGGCGCACCAGCTTCGTGATCCGCTTCGTTACCGTGTCGAGTTCTTCGATCAACGACTGATAGATGTCGTAGGGACAGACCGGCGTCAGGCTCGACAGGCGCCAAATCGGCTGCAGTGGACGCGGAACCGGGAAGAATTCGGGCAATCCCAACGGATCGTCCTCGACGCGCAGCGGCTCCGATGTGCGCTCGTCGCGGATGAACAGGACCATGCCGCGGCCCTTGTCCCAGATCTCATAGACCTTCGTGGTCTTGTAGATGCCGGCGTCGGGCTTGGCCTTGCTGCCCCGGTCTCCGTTCTTGTCCTGATCGGTTATCGAAATGTCCTGGCTCGTGTCGCGCTCGGCCAGCTTGTCGATTTCATCGCGGGTCAGATCGTGCTCGAAGGCAATCCATTTAACCTCATCCCACGTCCGGCCTGGGCCACGGATGAAGCGATCCCACGGAACGACTTCGCAGGTCACTTCCTGGTAGCCCAGCACCTCGACCGGCTGTCCCGTCATCGGGTCGACAGCCTGCTTCATCTTCGGCTTGTAACGAACGCGCGGAACGCCACGGCCGGCCGTCAGGGACGCGCGGACCACATCGCGCATCGTGGTGTCGAATTCGTACTGATCGACGCTGTAGCTGATCGCGCGCTCGATGATGTCGACGCCAGCTTTTGACGTGGGGTCTGGGTCGTCATAGCGGCGGCGGATGTCGGGAATCGGCGTCGAGTTGTACGCCGCGGGAACCATGGTCTCGGTGTTGCTGTGATAGATATTGAACGCTGATTTGCTCGTGGTCGCGTTCTTCCCCATCCCCGTGGGCTCGCCAGCCTCATAGATGCAGATCGCCCGCTCGGCGCTGTCCCGCCAGTCTTTCTCGTCTTCCTTGGCTTTCTCGATGTGCTTAAGCCACACGTCTACAGGGGTCATGCCCCCTTCAACTGCTTTGGCTTCGGTCTCGATCTGTTGGCCGTCGTTCTCAGTCATTAACGGCGCGCTTCCTGCGGTTCATTTCGATGATTTCCTTGACGCTCATGTTGGAGCGGAGAATGCCGTCCTTGCCGACTTCCAGAACGTGATGCGTCTTCGGCGGTGGGGCGGGCACTTCGGCTTTCAGTTCTTTCCAGGCCATCGCGAGATACCTGAAAGCGTCGGCTGCGTGGCTGGTCCAGTCGTGGAGCGGGCGGTCGTCGAATACGTTGGCCTTCTCGTCATACTCACTGCGGTATTGCCTCAGAGCGTCGAGGCCGTAGTCGGTGCGTTGCTCGTCGAACCAGCAGTGAGGCAGCGTCTCGCGAACAGCGTTGATGCCATCCATGAGCGTATGTTGCGGTATCAGCTTTGGCTTGCGTCCCAGCTCCTGCAGCGTCTCGACTCGAGTTCGGCCTGTTCCCAGTTCGCGGACCTTGGCATCGTGAGGCACCCAGTCGTCGCCGTAGCGGTAGCCCTTGGCCTGCAGCACGCTGGCGTAGTGTGGCAGTCCCTGGCCGCTGTTCTCGTAAAAGTCGATGATCCGGACCTCGTTGCCGATGATCTGGAAGAACCAGATGGCAGTGCTGTCGCCTATGCCGAGATCCCATGCCGTGTGCACGGGCAACTGAGGCTCGGCAGGTACGTGGCGCAGTCTCCCGCTTTCCTTGACCGCGATCAGTTCGCGAACGTAGTAGGCGCCCTCGAAGACCGACGAGAAGTCACCCTCCCAAATGTGCCCGTACTGTTCTGGTCTGGCTTTCATGTCCCGCAAGCGCGTGCGGTCGAGAACGTCGGGAAACCACGGGTTGTCTCGCCAGTTGAGTTGCACCACCTTCTGGCGCGGGTCGGTTGCTTCCCTGAACCGCTTGTGCGTCGAGCTGCGCTTGCGTTCCGGGTTCCAAGTGACCCACAGTTCCGAGTCTTCCTCACGCAGCGTCGGGATCAGCTTTATCCAGGCTTCATCAGTTACGGGTTCGGCTTCGTCCACCCAGCAAAGCAGAATGCGAGACTTCGACTTGATGCTGTCCAGTGATCTATCGAGGCCGGCAAACCTGTAAGAGATGCGCCTTGACTTCGTTCGGATGTACTTTTCGCCGATGTCGAAATGCCGGTGAAGCCAAGGCTGAGACCGGATCGCCGCCTTGATCTCTTCCATGGAAGAATCGTCAAGGCTGTTCATAAATTGGCGAGCGCTGAGAATCATCCCCTCTCTGCCGGCCATGTCCCACATGTAAGCCCGAACCGCCGTCATCGTGGCGAATGATCTGGTCTTGCCCGATCCTCGCCCGCCGTAAGCGCCCCGTACGTCAGCTTGGCCCGTGAATACCGGGATGAGCTTTGGCGGCAGTTCTATGCGTGCTGTCGTCGATTTCCGGTGAAGTGAGCTCAATGGTCGTCACTGTCTCGATCGGGTTATCCGGGTCGCCCTTGTGCTCGATTGAGTTGAGCTTCGGGTGGACGTAAGGAGCCGCTGCCTTGGCGCAGTCGATGATAACGGTCTGGTCTGTAGACGAGCGCATAATGCCAAGCAGGATATCGAGCGGCAGAGGTCCGGCCGCCTTGAGCGCTTCCAGCTTCTCTTTGGTCGCCGCCCGCTCTATGGCCGTCTTAGCGTTGGTGGAGCCCTTGCGTCTCCCGGCTCCTGGTCGTGCTCCGCCGTGCATTTGATTAACTTGATTTTGGTTTCAGGTTTTCAAATCGTTCAGCACTTGCCGCCCTTGGGCTTCGACGGTGCAGGCTTGGGCTTGGGTTTCATGGGCATGGCTGGTGTCCTTTAAGTTGTTGCCATCTTAGCACGAGCGGCTTCGATGAGTGTACGGCTGCCGTCGATGGTCTGCGTAGCCTTGGGCGTCTCGTCTTCCTCGCGGCGATAGAGGCCGGCAATGAACAGAGCCAATGCAGGTAGGCCGGTGCCAGCCAGTG